TGGTCGTGGTGCCAACCTGGATGGAGAACGCCGTCGTGCCCGCAAAGGCAGTCGTGACGTTCACCAGAGCGTTGTTGAGCACATACTTCGACGGCAGGGCGCCGAGCGTAACCGTCACGGTGTCGGTGGAACCGGTACCGAGAGCAACGTCGGACGACTTGACGGTGAACTTGTGCGAGAAGCCGCGAGCCTGCTCTTGCAGCGAGAGCTGCGAGGTACGGGCGCGGGCGATTGTGACAGCAGTATCAGCCATGGTAGTTTCCTCCTAGTTAGGTGGTTGGCTATTAGCTGGTCGCGGCGAACTTGCCGAGGCCGAGCGGGTTCTTCACCATCAGGGTGAGGGCCGCGAGGATGAACCCACGGCGACCACCGCCGAGGTCCGGCAGCTCGTTGGACTCGATGCCGAGCATGTAGCCGATACCGACCAACTCGGGATCGATAACGTAGCCACGGGCCTTCTGCACATCGCTGGTGCTCGACGGATCAGCTCCATCGAGGATACCGTTGAAGAGGTCAGGCACGATGGTGACGGTATGGAAGTCACCGACGTACATCGTGACATCGAGGTCGATCTGGTGCTCGGAGGCATCCTGCGTGACCTGATAGGTCTTCGTGGTGCCGGACGAACCCTCGGAACGCTGGAACTTGGAAATCGCACGCTTGAGCGACGGACCAGCGAACAGGGTGTAGGAGCGACGGCCGCCGACCTGTTGGAAGATCGACTGGAAGACGTCGTTGAAGGCAGACTCCGACAGCGAACCGGTGGCGGTGCTGTTGATGTTGCCCGTGGGGGTGCGGAAAGCGGCAGGCACGTCCGAACCGGGCGTGTTGCTGATCCACTTGCCGAGAGCGCGCAGCTTGTAAGGCGCCGGAGGAGCCTCTTGCTGGCGATCATTGTCGGAGCCGATGCAGGCTTCGATGTCGCGCTTGATCTCGCGCATCGCCTTCATCTTGGCGTTCGCAACCTCGCTGGACACGCCAGCGACGTCGGAAGCCTCTTGGAGGCGGGAGACCATCCATTGCTCGCGGAACTGCTGGACGTAATTGCCCAGACGAGCGCGATTAACGGCTTGGTTGGAGAAGGCCAGAACGTCCTGACCTTCGAGCACGCCGCCGAAGGAGACGGGGCTCAAGGTGTCAACCTGCCACTCCTGATACGCATTCGTCATGCGCTTGGTCTTGGCGAAGGTCGAGATCTTCGGAGTATCCTCGGGGGCGAGGATGGTGAGGAAGTCGGTAAGATCTTCACGATCTCCCGCTACGTTGTAAGTGGTTGATAGGGCCATGACTAACGAAGGTTATCGGTTGAGTTTAGCTTTTTCACGGGCCAGAAGAAACGCTGCTGCTTCATTTGCCGTGACGCCGCCTTTCTTGGACAACTGCATCCGAAGAGCTTCGATCTGATTAGCTGCTTTGGTCGCGCTTGGAGCACGAACATCGCCGCCGGCTGAAGATACGACTGACTGACTCGCGGGGGGCTTGCTGCTCATGGCGGGCTTTGGCTTGGATTCTGGTTTCGCCTTCTGCTTCGCCTCTAGGGCTTTTAACCCCTCTATCTGCACCCCGATGATCCAGTCGGCATTGGGCAGGTTCCGCATCCAGGGCATCTGTGACAATGCTTGCTGGGCGAGGACGTACTCGGGCGTTTCCTTGTTCTTCAGATATGGAAACATCTGATGAGCAAGTTTTTGCGCCTCCTGCTTCTGCGTCAGGAACTGCGCTCGGGCGGGAATATCATCATCAAGGGTCTTCTCCGCGTTACGGAGGATCGCCTTGAGTTCGGGTCTGCCTAGCACGGTATCACCCACGCGGACAGGCTCGAAATCATCCCGGTCGAGTTGCTCTTGGGCAAAGCGTTTCGCCTCCTTCGCTTGATCTCTCAAGGTCTGGAGCGACTGGAAGTCCTCAATCTGCGCCAACGGCACATTGCTGGGCAACGGCTGGGCGGGTGCAGGTTGGGCGGCTTGCTCGGGTTGGCTGGCCTTTTGGGCCAACTGTGCCTGCAAGGCCGCTACTTCGGCTTCCAAAGCTCTGCGCTTGGCAATCTCTTTCCCGATACGCTTCTCTATCTTCTTCTCGGTCTTGGCGTCTTCGGTGGAATCGTCTTGAGAAGGAACGTCGGCCTCACCTTCGGGCGTTTCCGCCTGCTGGCTTGGCTCGGCAGACTCGGCGGTAGCCTCATCTGGGTTGGCTGAATCGTTTGGCGCTTGGTCCCGCGCCGGAGCAGCTTGTTCAGCCTGTCGTTGGGCCTTCGCGTTTTCCGCCTCCATGTTGAGGAGGCGTTGCGCGGCTTGCGCGACACTCAAGTTGCTCTTTTTCGGGGCATCATTTTTTGCCTCCGTGGCCGGAGCCACATCAGCGGGCTGTGAAGGAGCCGTTTCAACTGTTTCGTTAGGCATGGGTTTAAGTCCCAAGAACTTTGGGCATGGGTTTGAGTCCCAAGAACTACCTAGCGGATGCCAAGTGACGCTACGGGTGCGATTCACGCACCCATCTGTCAACAGGAATTATTAGCGGCGCTACTCGCCGCAGTAACAACGCTTATCCCGCCCGCTGCTCGGCGTCGATCTCCGCCTGTTGCATCTGCTGCTGCACAAAGTCATCGTACAGGCCGATGATCTGCGAGTACGCCCGCAGTTCACCCGTGGCGGCGAGCGTCATCCGCTCGTCCTTCACCACGGCGTCAGCGCAGAGGTCGATCATCGTCGAGTGCTGCATCTCGCGCAGCTCCTCCACAAAATCTTGGAAGGCATCGTTACCAACGAGACGGAACATCGCCTGACGCAGCCGGCCAAACTTCTCGGCTGACGTCAGATTCGGGTCGCGGCGTTTCTTCATGTGCTAGTGGTGGCGGGCATCGGCCCTGGCATCTGCGCTCCGAGGCGTCCAATGACAGCGTTCTGCTGCTGCTGGAGCTGGAACTGGTACTGCTTGGCTCTCGCCTCCAGACGCTCGCGGAACGGCTGATCCTGTTGAAACCTCTGCTGAACATCGGGCTGTTGCAGGTATTGCTGGATGACTTGGAGGCCGATCTGCGGCGGGGTGCCGGGCTTGATGTTCTTCGGGATGCCAGCGAAGATCTGCGCCAGATCCTGCTGCTCGTCCTGCACGATCTGCTGCTGGCCTTGCTGCGCGGGACGGATGATGCGCTCGGCAATGTTCGGGTCGATGGTGGACACGAACGCGGTGCAGAGGGCGGACCAGTCGATGACGCCTTCGCGGTCGAGGGACTGCGCGGCTTGGATGATCGCCGTCCACTTCTCGCTCATGCGCTTGAAGTCCGGCGACTGCACATCCCACGCGAGGTAGAAGTCGAACTCCTCGTTCACGTCGCCCTTGTTGAAGAGCTGGAAGTTGGGGTCTTTGACGCCCATTACGCGGAACGTGACCTGATCCATGCCGTACTGCTTGTAGAGCTTCCAGACTTGGCGGAAACTCTTGGCGAGGCAGCCGAGGAACTTATCGACCTCAAACTGGTTGTAGATCGGGTCGATGGCGGGATCGCCCTCGCGGCTGGCAAAGCCGTTGTACTCCTTGAACGAAGTCTCCAGCAGTTGCTCGGACTTGTCCGTGTTCATGTCCGGTATCGGACGGTCGGCGTAGTGGTACTCGTTCGGACGCCGCTCCGAAATCATCGCACCTGGACCCCAACGTCCCGGCGGGCGGCCCTGCGGGTAGCAGATGGGCGGGAGGATGCCGAGGGAGGCGGCGTCAATGCGGGAGTCCTTGTGCGCCTTGATCTGATCCTGCCACGGCTTGCCCGGCTCGGGCAGACCACGGGAATCGTGGAGCTTACGGCTCAAGTACTCGCGCCTGTACAGAACAAATGGATACTCACCGTGGGCGTAGCCGAGTAGGCCGGTCTTCGCGCAACCATCGTGGTTCTGGTCGGGCGGCAGCATCGGGTTGAACACCGTGCAGTAGATGCCCGGCGTGCCGTCCTCATCGGACAACCGCTGGTAAGCGTAGACGACACCGATGCGATCCGTGAACCGCTGCTGCGTGTAGACGAACGAGCGGGAGATCGGCTGCATGTACTCGCTGGGAGACATGCTGATCAGTTTGCCGCGCACCTTCTGGATCGCGGCCTCCACCCATTGCTCGTCCCAGCCGTCCGTGTTGACCATCGCCCGCAGTTGCTCGGCGGTGAAGTACTCCACGCGGTAGATGCCGGGCGCACGCTCCAAATCCGTCGAGAACGACGGGATGAAGACATGCTCGTCCAGATTGAACGCACGGATGACGGGATACGAACGCTCGGGGCCGTCCATCGGCACGCTGGTCTCGCCTTTGTCGCGCAGTTCGCGCAGCATACGGGCGGCCTTGTCCTTGGACGCGCCGTACTGCTCTTGGAAGATCGCCTTCAGATCATCCGCCGCGCTCTTGTCCTCGATCAGCGCCACGATGTCGATATTCGGGAACTGCTGCTGCAAGTCCTGCACACGGACGTTGACCAGAACTTTCTCTCGACGCTTCTCCCAGAACTGGCCCATGACGGCCACGCCTTTCTCGTTCATGTAGTTGGAGCACATCTCGACTTCGCGCTCCACCTCCGGGATCTGCGTCTGGATCAGCCAGCGCATGAAGTTACTGACCAACTGGCTACGAGCACCGTCCTCCGCGCCCACGGGGACAGCAGTCAGGTTCGCCCGCTTGAACGCCATGCACTCCATGGCGACTTTCTTGTTGATGATGTTATCGACAAGGAAAACGCGGAGGTCACTCGCACCATCCCACGGCGTCGGGCTGACCTTGCTGCCCTCGCGGGCGTGTTTCTTGCCGTCAGCGGACTGTCCGTTCCAGATCGCGTAGCGCGTCTCGTAGTTCAGCCGGCATTGGTCGATGAACGGCTGGTTATCACGCACACAATCCTCAAACGCCTTCTTGAGAAGGTTGAAGTCCGGCCCCTTGTTCTCGGGAGGAGCTAACTGGAGACCGGGATCAGGGGGAACGGAAGTGGCGTTGCCGTCGATGGAACTCATGGGCTTGATGAGCGCACCTAATGGGCGCAATCACAAAGACGCGCAAGCAATCAATAGCTCCAAGTCCGGTCGTCCACCTGTTCGGAGGCGTGGGGGTCCACAAACTCGCAGTTGGAGACGCAAAGGTAACGCAGGCAGTCGATTGGGTCTTTGGTCGCCTCATCCTTGCCGCCCTTGGCGGTGTACTCCTGCAACGAGTAGATGAGGTTCTGGCAGCGGTCGCTAATGTACAGCTTTGGGGCGTTCAGCGCCGATAACGGGCGCTTCTCGTCGTAGGACAAGAGTCCATTGATGAGTTGGATGCCGTTTTCGATCTCCACACCCGGTGCGGGCTGGAAGACCATGCCGGCGTCATCCAGCTCGCTTATGATGGTGGTGGCGCCTTCGGCTGACTGCTTTTCCGCCGCCCCGAGACGCGGGTCGATGAACCGCTCAAAGATCGTTTCCCCCTGCTCGCAGTGCTTGATGAGTTCAACGTAGTCGTTGATGCCTTTCTTGCTGCCCTTCTGCGCGGGGCCGGGCTTTCCTTCGACTCCGCTGCCGGGCAAGGCCCAATCGTCGTAGTCGGGCCACTCTCGGTAGACCCACCATGTGCCGGCGGCGTCGATGGCGACCCAGAGCATGAACCAGTTTTTGGAGCCTGCTGGGTCCAGCGCCATGTAACGTGTGACATTGTAGTCCACGTTGTTGAGCCACGGCATCTTTTCGTGAGGTATGACATTAACGTCCTTATTGAAGCCAGGAAAGACGCTAGTGATGCTTTTGGTAGGTACGCCATATGCACGGGCCAAGACTTCATCCTTGGAGCGCCCAAGCAACTTGTTTCGGAAGTCGGAGGTATCGATGAAGCTGTTGTCTTCAGTCCAGAAATAGTAGATAACAGTTCCCGGTCGGGAAAGGGACTCTTGGACGACTGGTAGGTCTCGACCCACCAGCGGGGCAAATCGCTTTTCAATGGTACGAGTCTTCCCGAGGATGTCCTGTACCAGAGGTGTCCAGCCTGTGAGAGTAGTAAACGTGAGGATGATGCGTCCATGGTAGTCGGTCGTCCGGTACTGGAGCGTTTCAAACATCTTCTGGGGACACTCCTCGTCGCACCAGATCAAGTGGGCGCGGTAGCCCTCCGCTACTTGTGCATCAGCTTGGTAACTGC